CGCTGCGAATGAGCCTAGACCAAAGCCCCAAGGTATTTGGATAATAATGTCTGTACCTGGAATCGGGAATCTTGCATAACGAGTCCATCTAGACATATCGTCAGACAAAACTTTATTACGACCCTGATCATCATCTCCAGACATCATAGAAGCCATTAAGAACATGCTTACACCAACGCCTGTCAAAGCGGCAGCCATAACACGGGCATGATGCTGACGTTCTTTCATTGAAGCTAACGCATCGTCTATCTGCTTATCAGACATGCCGCGTTCTTTCTCGTTAGCTCTAAACTCTGCCTCTTTAATAGGAGCAAACGCAGGAGCTAATGCTTCAATAGCACGTACAGCGCCTGTAGCTGCGGGCCTAAAGAACATAAATAATGCACCAGCATTCTTTCCCCAACGACCAACTTGTTCAAAGTTAGCTAAATTCTTAGCGTATTCAATTGCTTGAATTTCTGCATCAGCTTCGGCTTTTGCAGGGTCCATACCTTTAGCTATATTTTCTTTAGCGAATTCTTCTTTTAAGAATCGATAAGATGCCACGCGGCTAGACAATTCAAACATGTCGTTATAGATGTCTATGAAACCATCTATCTGGTCTTTCTTTTGTAGAATGCCAGAACGCCCAACCTCTTTAATTAGTTGGTCTAGCGCGCCTTTAGCCGCCACGCCTTGTAGATACGAAACCTTACCACCTTGTTTCACATAGTTATCTAGATCACGATAATAACGTTCTTTATCAGTCAAACTATTGTAGGGTTTGTCACCACCAGCAAGTTTTTCAATTTCGTCAAACTTACCATTAGCGTAAAGTCTAGAATAGTTTAATGATTTGCCTAGACCACCACTAGCTACTTCAGATGAAATAAATGTAAGCAATCTACCTGCTTTGGCTGGGCCTAGTTCAGCGCCAATCGTAAAAGCATTGGTGAGCGCATCGCGCACAAAGTTCATGGGCGCAAACGCAGGATTGTATCGAGTATGCGTCTGCCCTATACCACTTGTTAGATTGTTGATAGCATCCATGATAGGTTGGCTTTCCCTATACGAACGGCGTAAGGCTTCGAGCTGACGCTTATCTGTGATCTTGATGATGTCGATAGTTCCATCTTCGTTGTAATGGAATATCTTATCTTGCCCAACAATAGATTGTTTGTTGACAACACCACGGAAACGATCATCGAATTTAATGTTATCTATAACGCCGCCTTGCAGTAGATTAACGCCTTTAGCAACAGCATTCTTAATAGACAAAGTTAAATCTTTGCGACCTGCGCGCATGGCAGCGGTTGCGCCATCAGCAAGAGATTGAAGAATTGCATTCTCAGATTCAGACAAACGACCTTCCATTCGATCTTGGGCTTCTTGCATCTCGCCGCCCAACTTTTGAGAGTCAAAGTCTAAGTCTTGAGCAGCTTTTGTAATATCTTTTGGGCGTCCTTTGAACGGAACGTAGTTGTTGAAGTCATAAAACTCAATAATGTTCGATACTGGCTTAGACTGGTAGTTAGCCATTTTATTGAGGAATTTAGTTTGTTCATGGACTTTTTGTAATTTAGCTTCGACTTCATCAATTTCTGCTTTAAATTCAGGTATGTCTAATTTTTGTTTAATTACATTAATTTCATGCGGTGTTCTATTAGCGATTACGTTGTATGCAGGATTGTTAATGTCGAATGCTTTTGGATCGACTTCCTTAAACTCAGGCTCACCACGCTTCTTGATTACTTCTTGCCGCTTGGCACGGAAAGGAGAGTTTACATCGTTCTGTACACTGTGGATGATCTTGTCCATCATTGTCCGCAGTTGCAAAGGGGTATTCCCTAATGCTTCTAGCTCTTTTGGGTTACCCAGTAGGCGCAGAACTTCATCTCTAAAAGCATAAGCAGAATACTTTTTGCCGTGAAAATCTAATATCTGATTGGTTTCATCAAGCGGTACATTGAGCATGAACAGCACTGCACGGCGCTCTGGCTCATGCCTTGTCTCCAGTATCAAGTGCAGTTCAGCCAAGGCTTCTTTAATATCGATACCGCGTCTGTCAGCATATTTCTTAACAGCCTCATTGGATTCATTTACATAAGTTTTCATATGTCTATTGAATAAATCAACAGCCATACCTGATGAACGGGTAATCTGCCCATAGACGTTATTAATTTTATCGCCTAGGCGTTCTACCATGTTAAACAAAACTCCTCTATCTTCAGCAAGTTTTAAAGGATAGCGATCATTCTGGAACCGCTCGACCATCCACTGTGCGCCTTGTTTAGTTAATAATCCTCTCATACTTGCTCTGATATTGCGCGTCTGAACCATTGGCCTGGCTTGGTTGAGTGCCTCTTGCACTATTTCTTCAGCCGTTTGTGGCGCAGTAGGTGCTTCCTTGGTAGTAAATCCAAGTGTCTTGCCTACTGGCACACCACTCTTTGGAGGAGCGCTAACAATATCTTCAAAGGCTTTGAATGCCTCTGCTTTGAAATTAGACTGGTCATCGATCAATCCCAAGAACTGGAAGATAGACCTGATGAAGTCAGTGAATGCATTTGTGTTTTTACTAAATATAGAATTTTCTTTGGTGATTGGCGTTGCCTCTAACGCCTTTTGAAACTCAGCGTCTGTAATGGCATGGGCTATGAACTCGTACAAATCCTCATAAGCCTCTGGGAACTTAGCACTCAAGTCTCCTCTAGACTGTTCCATCAAGAACTCAAGATGCACCATCGCATCGCCTCTTGTATTGTCTTGAATCTTGTCGTTTATATAGTCATAAATAGACTTAACTGTAGCCGCATGGGTTAGTTCATGCAGCATGACTGTTTCATCCATGCCTTCCTTGGTGGCATAGATAGTGTCATTGTTAGGATTGTATTCAGCCACTCTGCCATCAGGCAAAGAGTTAACAAACTTTAGCTTGGTGTTAAGCTTTAGATTATTGAACAGCGTAGCAAGCGACCTATACAAAGGATTATCAGACGCAGTACGGATATTTTGAATAACCGCTTGCATATCGCTAACATCAGGAGGTAACGGTGCTTCTTTAGCTTTGCGTTTGCCGTGTATTTCTTTAGCTAATCTATTAGCAGATTCATCATGCTCTTCACCATTTGTAGGATTGGTAGAAAAGTAAGAAGTCTTTTGCTCTGGAGTTAGCTTATCGTAGGTAGGCAGTTGACGATCTTCATTACCCTTCTGCTCATTGTGATACTCTGCCGCCGCATTGTAGTCATCAATCTGATCTTCAGTATGCGTTACAGGTTCTGGGGTTGGGGCTGTTTGTTTTTCTTCTTCTGCTTGCTTGGTTTCAGTGGTCTCAGTGACACTAGATTCTCCTTTAGTAAATTCTTCTTTAACCTGTTCGGATGTCATCTCTGACAGTTTTTTTGGTTTAGCTTCAGTTACTTGTTCATCTTTAGGCACAACACCTAATTTTTTACCTGCTTCAAATATCTTAATCTTATCTTCTGGGCTAATAGATGGGTCTTCTGCAATAAGGCGCCTAAAATCAGCATTACCTAAATCCGCAGGAATAAAAGGCCAGTCTTCATTCCAACCAGCTTTTTTCTGTTCTTCTCTGGCTAATTGATTAACAATTCCAGGTTTAGGCTTCTCTACTGAAGCTTGTTGTTCTGTTTCTCTGACAGGAGTGCTTGGTACATTTTCTCCAGTAGAAACCATTCCTGTGGGTTCAGTTCCTCCAACTCCTGTGGTAGGGGCCACGTTTGTATCGGGTCCGCTAGATACTGAAACGCCTGCTCCAGTTGGTTCTTGGATAGGTTGAGCATTAGGTGTCTCCGTTGGTTGTAAGGGTCCAAGTCTGATAGCTTCGTTGGCGAATCTAGTAGATGGCTTAACGCCTGTCTTTTGTGTGAACGCATCTGCAAGTTGTTTAGCATTTAAGTTGGGGTTAGCCGCCAAAATACCACGCATACCTTGCACAACTTTATTAACGGTTTCACTAGTATCCGTTGCATTTAATTCTGTTGCAGGCGCTGCTTGCGGAGGTAGCGTAGGTACTTTCTCAGGAGATGTGTTTTGCGCCATCTCTTGTTCTAAGATTTTAAATCCTGGTGTCTCACCTATGGGCGCTGCAGCTTGAGGTGCAGTTGGTGCTTGAGGTACAGTAGGTTCTGTAGGCGCTGTAGCACCAGGTTGTTGAGTTGCTAGTTGATTTAATACTTGTTGCGCTGGTGTAGCACCTTGTACTGGGGCCTTCTCTTCGCCTTTGCCAAACGCTACATTTGTAGCGGCAGTAATACCTGCACCACCTAGACCGCCCTTTAGTCCCGCATTCAGGAAGCGCTCAAAGTTCTCTGGGGTAAAGAAATCTTTATGCTGATCCACATAACGCTCTGCGGCTGCGCTAGACATTTCTTGCAACGCCTCGGTGCTACCCTCAGTGGCTAGTCCTTCCTATGCCCCCTTGCCTGCGCGTTTGTACCACGCACCAATAATACTTTCTTCAGGGATATTGGCAAGTTTGGCTTTGCGCATTAGATTCAAAGGTGTCAGGGCATCAAGCACAGAGTTGAACCCACCGAAGATTAGCGCCGCGCCAAGGTCTTCTTTGCCAGTAGATTGATAAACGCCCTGATATACATCAGGTATGTTTTGCGCCGCAGAGCCAGCCAATGCGCCTGTTGCTTCGTACTTGAGCGCCGTGCGCTTGGCAGCTTCTAGGCCAGCCGTAGTAGCTTCATCCATTAATGATTTGGTGGCTACGCCAGCGCTCTTCTCCAATACAACTTTTTCAGCAGCTTCTTTAGCTGCTTCTACCGCAGCGCGTCCTGCAATAGTTGCTGCCCCACCAGTAAACAAACTAGGGAGCATGGATGGTATAGCTTCGCCCACTGACTCGACAATATATTTGACGCCAGTTCCGATATCTTTGATGTCTTTATATGATGGTACTTCAGATGGATACCGCTTTTGAATCTCTTTCTCAGTCTCTGCGGCTTCCTGCATCTGCCTTTTGGCATACTCATCAGCGCCAAATGCCTTACCAATCATGGCAGGCGCAACATCACCTAGCAAAGACTCCAGTTGCATAGCCCCGCGCTTAACAGATGGAATAAATCCATAATCTGGTTTAGGTTCTGGAGCTTTAACTTCAGGTTCTGGAGCAGGGAAAAAGTTCCCTTTTAGTATTTCTAAATCTGAATCAGTCAAACCTTTAGGGCCTTGAAACCCATAGCGTTTACCATCAGGTCCTGTGATTTGATATGTTGCCATATTAATCTTCTAAAGGTGATAATCCGCTTGTCATAGATGCAAGCACGTTTCCATACTCCTCATTGTAGTACTTCTTATGCAACATGGCTGGTGTTATACCTTGATTTTTATAAGTCATAGCAGTATTAATATCTTTAAACTCATCAGCTACACGTTTCTGTGCCCTTGATGATGCGAGGCCAGATAGTTGTGCTTTCTTAAGTTCTGCATTAGAGCCCGCAGCTGCATAGTGCGCAGCTTGAATACCTTCAGTCCTTCTGTTATGGGTAATCATTTCTTGAAGCTGTTGTTGCTTCATCATGTTATCTTGCATGTTCTGATAGATCTGAACAGCATCACGCTTGTTGCCTTTGTCCAAAGATGTTTGATATCTAGCTTGATCAACTTGCAGTTGTATTGCAAGTTTCTTAGCATCAGCAGCCATCTTATCAGTATCACTAATAGACTTGGCATACTCGGGGCCAGCAGCCGCAGCGCTACGCAAAAGACCAGCAAAGCCTTGGTTACCAGCAACTCCTGGTTGTGCGGCTTGTGCAGCCATCTGAAAACCAAAATTCATTAGAGCTTGGTTTTTGCCTTCTTCTTTAATGCGTTCAGGTTCTTTTAGTTGTGAAGCAATTAAATCATTAATACCTTTAAGATGCTCTTCATCGCCCTTGCTTAACTTACTAAGAATCTTATCGAAGCTGGTATCAAAGTCACCTGCATCATGCCCAGCGTTTGTAGCTACGGCACGAGCTTCATGATACAAAGGATGATCAGAAATAGGCGCAGGTATTTTAACACCTGATGGAGTAGTTGGCTTTTTATTAAAATCTTCTAAAGCTTTACCATAGTAGCTTTCTGTAGGAGTTGTACCGCGACCCCCACCTATTGTGGCTTTATATTCATCTTTCTTTGATTTAGTAGCATCGGCTTCATTAAGAATAGCAGATGCAAAAGCAGCATCACTTCCAATATCTCCAAGCATAGCTTCTCTGGCTTCAGGGTGAGCTTTAAGATAACGTGTATTAAGATCAGATAGTGCTAATCCAGCACTGCCTACTGCACCAGCGGGCGCAGCAGTTTCACCCGCGAGTCCTAGCCAAGAAGTTAATCCGCTACCTAATGTTCTACCAGCAGCAGTAGGCACTCCACTAAATGCACTAAGAGGTAATTTAGATAAAATGCCTTTTCCCATCTCATAAAGAGCTGGGGCAGCTCCAGCTAGATACGCATATGGCCCGATACCACCGCTAGTTTCTTCGCCTTCATTACCGCCTTTAGCAAACGCCACGGGACCACCATCACGCATACGCGCAGTGCCACGGAACGACATTTGTTGTTGGGCAGCTTGTTGTTCTGCCATAGATGTTGGATGTTGGAGCATCTGCTGAATCTGAGCATCGCTCATGTTATCCATCATTCTATAGATTTCAGCCTCAGTCGGATCGGTTACATCGCCACCGATTGCGTAGCCCACAGTACCACCATCTTTATAGCTACTGACAGAGCCACCCTCTGCTTTCAATGCAGCCGCTGCGCCAATACCTAGGCCAGCAACTTGTCCTAACATACTACCAGGAGATTGGTAGATAGCAGAAGTTTGATTAGTCATGGGCAAGCCACGAATCATGTTCTGCATGAAGTTCAACTGCTGATATGGATAGTTCTGGAAGTTCAGGAAGTTTTGATAAGCCTGATTATCCATATTCTGAGCTTGCTGTTGCTCAACACCACCATACTGCGCTTGCTGTTGGTTGATGGCCATGTTCTGTTGATACTGCGTATTGCCAATATTTGCCAGATTAGTAGCCGCTTGATTAGCAGTATTCAACCCTTGGAGTCCAAGGTTAGCACCAAACTGCCCTTGTTGTGCATTAAGGTTAGCCGCAGCTTGAGAAGCATTTTGCTCAGTATTAAACTGTTGCGCACCTTGCGCATAGGCGTTGTATAACCCTTGACCGATTGTATTTTGTTGGGCTAACTGATTGTTTAGATTAGTAGCCGCGTTCTGTACACCAAACCTTGACCCACCAAATGCTCCTGCATTAGTAGCTTGTGCGTTAGCTGTTTGTTGCGCTGCTCCCTGCTGCTGATTAAGCAACGCCAACTGAGGATTTAATACATTCATCACATACGGATTCATGTATGACTGCGCCATACCAGGACTTGTGAAGCTTTGTGTCTGGTAAGGGTTGTATGTATAGTTTGTATTTAAAGCATTAAGCCCAGCCATACCAGCCAACGCAGAAGCATCTTGCAACTGTGGCGCGGCCTGCATATTACCGATATTGGTAAATGCTTGTTGTTGCAAAGGACTGAACTGCGCAGTGGTCTCGCCTTGATACTGCTGATAAGGATTCTGGTTAACATCAGTCAGCGCTTGAGCTTGCCCTAAGAGTTGTTGAGCATAAGGCGCGGTCTCTGGCGAAAAACCATAGTTAATCTGTGATACCTGTGTAGGCGTACCAGATGAAGACGCTGTTGGGTTTTGACTGGTTGACGCTAATGCTGTTGTTGTCATGATTTGTCCTTATGCTGGAAGGTATCTATCGGCTTGGGTATTTTTAGCTACCCTACCTTTACCTACAGTACCGCCACGGGCAGATTGAACTCTATCCATCATGGCATACAGTTTTCTAGCACCTGCATCTGTCGAACCATTTCCTAGCTCAGACACAATACGCGCAGGTACAACGAATTCTCCATCTGCTAAACGCGCTGGACGGCCTTGCCCAATAGTAGCAGGAATAGAATCAGAAACCCCATCGCCTGGGCCTTTTAGTAAACGGCCGCCATCAGAGTAATCCCCTAGATGACCTATGCCACCTTGGGCATACATAGCACCGCCGCCCGCAGCATTTATTGATCCACCAGTGGCAATACCTGATGTATCTCCGCTAGTCGTTGTTGTCCCTACTCCAGTATTAGATGAAGCCGTTGAAGCTGCTGTTCCTTGAGCGGTCTTAATGTGTTGCAACACTTCAGCCAACGGTACACCAGTAGCCGCAGCCAATTGCTCCGCGCTAATGTTATTCCCGTGCATCCAGTTAAGCCAATCAGAATCAGATAGATTTGGGTTAGAACTTAAATAGCTAGTGATTTGCTTATTAGACATACCATAGCTTTGCTTACCAGTATTTGGATCATAAGTTACTGGCATAAAGTCAGGATTAGTCACATACTTTTTAGTAGCTGGGTCAAATAGATATTGTTTAGTAGAAATATCTTGTTCAGGCAAGCCCATCACAGATGTACCATAATCTTTAGATATCTGCCCTGTCGGAGTGATTGGATTTAATATTGGGTTAACATCTGATTTACCCATCAAATAAGCATAGTCAGCCGCAGACTGACCTGTATTACTTGTTGCCACAGGCCCAGGAGAACCTCCCACATGCCCGCCGCCTTTTGTATAGGCATCAATAATCTGTGACATAGTAGGCGCATTAGGACTCATCGCTGGTTGCGAGATTGTCCCATTAGGGTTGACAAGCGCATTGCTACCACCAACGCCAGAAGCTAATGCTGATGCAGGCGCAGTAGCAATATTTGTTGGCGCAGTTACATTTGTAGTTGTACGATTAACAGGATTTAACACTGTTGGTACATTAGTGCCAGGTGCTGTATATGTATTTAATACAGTGCCATTTTGTGTTGTGACTGTATTTGTACCAGAAGGTGTGGGAGTCGGTGTTGGCGTAACCGTTTTAGCTGCTGGCGATGCATACGGCCCTTTTGGATCAACTGCATCATACAATTTTTGAATTGTAGCGGGGTCCATTTTAAGAGCCGCAGCCATCTGAGAAGGAGGCACATGCCATGCGTCCATCTCTTGGGCAAGCTGGGTGTTACCTGCAACATTACCAGCAAGATTACTAGTCGCTCCAGTATCTGCATATGCTGTGTGCACGGCGTTACCAATGTCAATATTAGCGGGGTTAGTACCTAAAGAAGCATCAAAAGCGTTTACTGACGCTGTTGTTGGGTTAGCTAAAGCAGCCGCTGAAAATGGATTTGCATTTGATGCCGCCCACGCGTTATATGCCGCAGGATCAATGTTTGATGTCTTTTCAGCTGCAGCAACAGCAGCAGGATCATTTAAATTAATACCACTTGTTTGAACATACTGCGCAATTTGATCTGGTGTGTAAGTATTGTATACAGGAGCGTTTTCAGCAGCAGCCGCAGCAGGACTTCCGTTGACATATAAACCTGGAGTAGCTGTGCTACCTTGAGTTATACCTTGTGCAGCATTTGCCGCATTGCTTCCGTTAACATATAAACCAGGAGTAGCTGTATCTCCTTGAGCTAAACCTTGCGCATAATTAACTTGTTGCGGGGTCACATGAAATTGTTGTTCAGCAGCAGTAAGCGCATCACCAGATAAATTGTGTTGGGCAATATAGCTATTGATTGTATTAGGGTCATATACGGCATTAATGTTAGGATCAGTTGCTCCTCCACCATCGTAACGTTCAACAGAACCGCCACTAGCATAGCTAGTAAGGCCACCATTAGCACCAGTAACATAAGTTGGCTGGTTAAAACCTTGGAAGTTACTAGCAGGTATTGAGCCTTCAGATGTATATCTGCCCATACTGTAATGGTACGGCATAATCCTAGCTGTAGGAGAACTTGTGCTAGGCATAGGCGTAGTTGGTACAGCAGCCGCAGCCATAGGAGCTAGAGCCATCAAACCAGATTTAGCGAGTGAGCCGTAGCCGCCCATTTGGTTAGCTAATGCAGATGGACTATTAGCCGCCGCAGATAAACCAGAACCAAGATTACTTAAGGCCCCAGTTGAGCTACCAATACCTTTAGCTTTAGCAATAGCATCTTGAACTCTTTGTTGATAAGCCTCTGCTGTCTCACCCTCTGCTTGTGAAAGACTGCCAGATGCAACTTGGTCTCCTATAGTACTTTGCAATCCTAGATCAGATACTCCACCCATTAGGCCAGAAGCGCCATAAGCACCAATACCAGCCATCAATCCTTTTTGAATGCTACCAGAAGCTACTGCATTAGCCCCGCCCACAGCCAAAGCTGTTTCCATTGGCGATAATGCCTCCATGCCTAATCCAGGCAATACGGCATTTAGTGCAACTGCTTCTAGTAATGGGGCGAGGCCAGACTGCCCAATGGAGCCTTTGCCAGCAAGAATTCTGACTGGATTTAAATCGCCTAAATCAAATCCCATAATATTCCCCAAATAAGGTTAAGTTTATCATATTAGCCTATTTTCCAGTTAGTTCCATTAGAGTAAACAGGCACAGTATTTGTACCGCCACCAACCACCGTTGAACCAAAAGTCGTAACCGTTGCATCAGACACAAAAGTTCTAGTCCCCGCGTTGGCCATAGACGCTGTGGGTAGTTTGGCCACTGTAGTTATAGATGTATTGGTGATGTATGAATTAATCAATGTAGTTAAAACATCGTTTAACTGATTAAAAAACAAACGCAATACATTTGTTAATTTTTCTTGGTAGTTGGTACTGTACTCATCTGGCGCATAAGGCAGATTCGGTGGCGCGGGGTTAATTGGTTTTGTAGCCATTATCTGCGTCCATCAGGTCTGATATTAAATCGAGGGGCACCCAACTGCCAAGTTGTTCCCGCTTGGTTGGACTCTATCTTAAAGATCATCTGGCGACCACGGATGCGGGTATATACCTGCCCAGTAAATTGTTCAATAGGTACGCTGGCAACATAGTTGACGTTGTTATTATAGTTCTGGTCATACCCTGATCCAGAGTTATCCAAAGAGTACAAAGTCATGGTGGTCTGCGGACTTGTCCCGCTGGTAGAACCTGTAAAGGTTAAGTCAGGAAGTATGCGATCAATAAATACAAAGTGATCACCATCGCCGATATCGAACTCAGAAGAAGATATATAAGCGTCAATCGCAGTAGGAGTTCCTGTCTCATAATTGTCTACCCCGCTCTCTTGATTACACAAATACCCGTTGTAAGTCGCACCAATAGGGTTGTTCTGGAGCGTGGTGTCTAGCCATGCCGTCCTACCGATTGTGCCGTAATACCAGTTTTTTTCAACATAGTTGTACACAACATATGCATTACATTGCACGCCTGTACCAGAAACGTAGAACCACCAGACTTCATTAAAGCCTTCAACGGTGCTGCAGTAGACTTGCTGGGTTTGATTGTAATTAATGTTTTGAAACACAAAGCGGCGTAGATCGCAGTTAAGCGTCTGCACCCGTCCATCATACATATAGAACTTGTCAATACCCATCCAGTACACAACGCCAGACGCAAGACTTGCCGCATTAGGCCCAATGATGGTTGTGTTTTCAGATAAAAGTTGCGTGCCCCACACATAGGGAGGGCCAAGGTATTGGAGTGAATAACAAGCCGCATCAGTCAATACAAATATCTCTTGACGGGTTTGAATGGCGGTGACGATCTGGGAGCCGTGAGATAAGCGCACATCCCCTGCTTGGTTGGTAATATCTGGATACCATACCAAAGGATTTTGCTGATCAGACCAGCGAATGAGCATGGGGTCTATAGTCTGCGTACCAATCGCATTAGTACCAAACACAATCACAAAGTTAGACGCATCTGAAATCTGTAGGTAGTTTTGGTAAAGCGGTACATCCACTAGATCAGAAATATAGAACGTGCCAGACCCAGCACTGCTTGTATTAATAGGCGCTCCACCTTGTGTAGCAGCAATATTAAACTGTGTGCCTGAGACGTTGACCACATAATAAGTAGTGTTGGTCGATAGGGGACTGGGCAATGAGCCACCAGTAACGCCAAGCTGTATAGCGCTATTGTTGGGCAGCGTAACGCCAGACACAACCACCGCAGGGGAAGCGTAAGAGATTGTGACAGATCCGCCTGTACTATTAAGCAGAACCCCAGGCGAATTAACGCTACTAGCCGCTGTCCAATAATAAAGACCTCCACCACGGGGGCCAAAGATTAAGTTCTCACCAAAGTTATAGGCGTTCCAAATACGCAAATTACTAGTAACGGTCTGACCATTACCCCAAGTACCGAGACCCCAATTGCCAGCGCCCCATCCATTGAACGGGGTTTCTACTGCTGGGCCTGTGTTGATTTGAAACACCGCCTGCACAGAACTACCACCACCTGTCGTGGTTGATGATGCGTTTGATCCTGCATTGATAGTGAACGTACTCGTAGTCGGCACAGATAGCACTTGAAACTGCCCGTTTAAAGTAAGTCCTGCCACTGTTGTAGCGCCGCTAAATGTTACAAAGTCATTGACAATAGCGCCATGTGTGGTGGCTGTAACTGTGACAATCGCTGAACCTGACTGAGTGGAAAATGGGTTTGTACCCAAAGTCACCGTGGTTCTTATTGGCGTGATGTCGTAATAGTTTGTGCCGTAGGTCAAATAGTATTTAAGATTCGTGCCAACCCCAATCAAGTTGAGGTTAGATAGCGTGATCCAATTCCAGAGGGAACGGCAAACGCCTAAGAATGTATTTGAAGAGTACTGCGTCCAGCCGCCAATTTTTTCTGGACTGCCTTGACGGAATCTAACCCACTGGCTCTCATACCACCCGCCTTCATTGAAGTAGCGAGTGTTTTCTTTGTTGACCCCAGGTTTAAAGGTTATCTTGGCGAATGGCATGTCTTATTCTCTCATTAGGAGGCTAAAACGGCAAGAGCTTTACGGGTTAATTCATTGCGTTCATTGAGGCCAAAAAGCCCCCCGTTGATACGTTTACATAAGCCTTCGGCGTTGCCACTTTCAGCCAATTCGTTACATCCGTGGGTTTTCCAGAACCACCCAGCAGACAAAGCAGCATACATAGGGGTCGCAACAAGTTGCGGGTCTTTGACCATATCCCTCTGGACTGCCTGCCCAAAGTGGTAATAGTTATCGTGTCCAGTCAACTGAATACAGCCCCGACCATGAAACCGCCAACCATCTCCTGATTTTTCATCACGGTTCCCCATTCGATTGGCGTAAATTCTGTTGGCAATCTTCTCGGGCTGGTGGGCGTAAAGGGCAAACTCATCGGGTTGAAACTTGTGTCCAAAGAGCTTTTGTAGGGTTTCGGCTCGATAATTGAGGTTTTCTTCCAGTGTTTTGAAATGGTTGCACTCGTGGCTGCACTGTCCGATAAAAGCTGCCTGCTTCTTGACATCATTTACCCCAAACGTAGCAAAGGTTGTAGTCAATGGCTCT